GGCCAGAGCACTCATATTTATAGTAAAAAAATTTGCTGATCTCATTTGTTCTTATCTTGTTGTTGAGGCCTCTTGTTTGACCTGTGGTACTATACTTACCATTGGGCTGTACGGCTGACGCCTCCCTTATCGCCCCGGTGCGCCGGACACCATTGTTCGGGTTAATCTAATCTGTTGGCTCGAATTTGTGGCGCCGTACGTGCGTCTGGGTAAACAGTCATGTGATAGATAAGGCTCTGGGTACCACTGATACGGTGGTGAAATAAAAGAAGGAGAGTTTGAAAAGTGGTGAAGAAAGAGAAAATTCACCACCGGACCCGTAATGGTTAACGCCAGATGTGTGTGTGTTACTATTCATGTTGATAATATTTTTTGGGAATTACAGAAATGGAACCAATCGTTGACGTACGGGATAGGCCAACTGGAACTGGGATTGAATGGATCGACTCACTGGCAAATGTATTTCGAGAACAACACCGCAATATCTTTGACACAATGGAAGCAATTACTGGGGTGCAAACGTGCTCACGTGGAAACGAGGAAGGGGACGGCTTTACTTGCCATAGAATACTGCAAAAAAGAAGAGACGAGGCTGCACGGGCCAGGAACATCGTTCGAATTCGGGAAAACAACGGAGGAATCGGTAAAAAGAAAATCGCCGGATTCCCCATACAAGAAGGCTTTAAATTGTCTGAGCTACGCCGACAGTATAGCCATTATAAAGGACGAAGCTCCGAGAGACTATGTGATATACCACAACCAAGTCACGTCTACACTGAAAGCGATTTTCAAACCAGTGTGGAACAAGACTCCTGGCCTCGTCTTCAACCTAGAACCCTTCCCGGAGGAAACATTGAATACACGTGCAGTAATTTTCATGGGGAGAAGTGGACTGGGGAAGACGCAATTTGCGATCAGCCACTTCAAGGATCCGCTAATAGTAAGTCACATTGATGACCTTAAGAAATTGAACCCTACTATAGATGGAATCATCTTTGATGATATGAACTTTCAACACTGGCCGCCTACTGCTTGCATACATTTATGCGATATGGAACTACCGAGATCAATTAATGTGAAATATGGGACTGTGGAAATTCCGGCAAACACACCAAGAATTTTTACTAGTAATAGAGATTTCGAAGAAATTTGGTCAAAGGACTGTACCTTTGAAGAGATGAATGCTATTAGAAGGAGATGTGACATAACGACTTTCGATAATGAACTTTATTAAAATTTAACCCCATGCCAGTGGCAACATAGTAGCTTGTTTACCCCAAACTTTAAAATAATAATTAATATGAACCTGACAGGAAGTAGTATGCCAAGGAAAAGTATTAATTATAGTAGCAGGAGCTAATGGAGCTGTAGGCCATGTATCACAAACTAAGAAAAAACCACCAGGGACAGTTTGTTTAGTAAGAGTAGTATCAGATTGGAAATTAAGTAACAAAGGCCATGGGATATTTGGTGGAGTACTAGTTAGAAAAGCATCTTTAACTTTAATAGATTGTCCTGCGTGAAGATGCTTGGATACTTTGTAAGTATATACTTTTCTTCCTTTAAATCCTATATTCTTCTTAACTCCTAGAACGGTCTCAGTAAAAACGTCGTTGGCCGCCATTTGGGTAGTGTCCACGTAAAGGTCAGTAACGAATGAAAGTCGGCCAGTAGAACGGGTTTTGTTAACGGCAATGGCGGATACAGCAACAGTAGGGTTAACAGTATATTGTGTTTCACACTCAGCTGTTTTTTTAACAGAAACAGAAAAACCGGAGAAAGCGATACGATTAAAACCACGACACTCACGAACTCCTCTAGAATATTCAGCAGAAGATATACCATTAAAATTGCCACTATTAGCAATAGAAACACCATCCACAGAATTAGGGTTACCCTGAACCTCAACGCGGAATTTATCCCTAAATACGACTAATTTTGATTGTAGGTTGGTGTTCCGAAACTTGAGACGACGAGTTCTCCCTGATCTTCCAGAACGCCTTCGGTTCCTCTTTCTCCTGTAGGTTCTCCGTCTGCCCGTCCGTTTCATCTTCCGGTTCATCTTCCGACGTCGATAGCGTCTCCTAAAAACGGTACAATAATTATACAAAGGGTTCGTTAGCAGTGGCCGGCTGCTGCAAGGAATGTGCCGGGGGCCCGTGGCTAACGCCAGAACTTACATCGCAATATAGTGAATCAACTGATGAAGGAGGGGTATCCTCCAATATCTGCTTACGAACACAAGTTGGGCAGCTCAACGGCGGGGTCTGCGTCTGCGTGCTCCTCGGCCTAATACTGGTAACCGTGGGCGACGTCCAACTTCGGGGTAATTGAATCGATCGGGGAAGAGCCTCTCGTAAGGGGGAGGGGGACCGTCGCCTACTTCGTTTACGCGCTCTAAAATCGGTTGGTGATGAAGTGCTCGGAGGTGCTGCCAACGGTCAAAATCAAGGTTACAATAACGCTGATTAAGATTTCGACAAGCTAAACAATCGGGGAAAAATGACAACCAATGATGGTCCTTAATAATTCTAGGAACTAATTGAGGCATCACTCACCCATGTTCGCAATGTGGAAAGAAATTTAAAATGAAAAAGTGCTCTGGGTAATACTG